CTTTGCCACGCGGATGGCGTTCGGAACACCGGATTTGAGTACATTATAGGTATCGACGAGGAATACGCAGTTGTCCGGATAGATCTCGGCATAGGCCTTGAAGGCCTCGTACTCGCTGTCGAACATCTGCACCCAGGAATGCGCCATCGTGCCGCCGGCCGGGATGCCGTGGTCGCGGATTTTTACGAGCACGTAAGTCACGTGCCTGCCCTCAGCGTCAATGACGCTGCAGTGCTTTTCATTGTTCATTTTCATCATCCTTTCTCAAATTTTAAGGGCGCCTACGGCAAAGCGACTAGTGGCGAACGGCACCACTTTGCGCCAAGGCTTCATAGGATCAACCGTAGATGATGCGTATTTTGCATCTGTTACCGGGGCCGTAGGCGGTGGATTTTTAGAATGTTACAAGGACTATACAAGGAGGACACAGCTTGTTATTAGCCCTCCATCGGACAATACACCTATCTCGGCGCGAATTGCCCGGACGGACGATGGCACGCATTGGACATCAAAATATTTGGCAACCTGTGAAACGCCTGAGGTGCATGAACTGCCGCTGGTTAACGGCGCTACAGCTAAAAAATCCTGTGTGTACTATAAAACGCAGGAAAACCTTGTGATCGGCAAGCTCTCCCTGCAAGCGTCAGCCGCTGCCTATCAAGAGATACCGGTAGCTGTTTTACCCGAGGGATTTCGTCCTCCACAAGATTTCCCTTTTATTGTGGCGTCATGTGCACGAAAAGGTGTCACATGGGAGGGCACGGGATGGGGACGAATTGCTCCGGATGGAACCATTTTCGTCTATCAGAATATTACATGGGGCTGGGTTGAGGCTCAATTCAGCTTTATCGCTGCAAGCTAAGCAATGACAAAGCTGAACATAGCATAGCAATAATTGTATTTTGCAGATGTATTGACGATAAGTGCTCCGTCATTTGGATTGATGTGAATGGTCGCGTGCGCCAAACCGCCATCATCTCCATTACCAACAGCACATGCTGCGGCGTGCCAGTAAAGAGGTCGGTATCCTTCGGGAAGATAAGCGAGACGCTCTTGCGTGCCGGTCAGAGATAAATCTTTTCGTTTTGCACGTACGATAACGTGCACCACATTTTCCTGCGTTTTGAAGTATGCGCAAGGCAAATCGAAATCGACCCAGTTATCGGTCAGTGGTAAGGTGTGCTTCTCCGGCGTCACACAAGAAGACAGCTTTACCCAGTCCCTCCAGCCGTCTTGATCGCGAAACTGGAACCATACGCCTTTGCCTGCGTGTACTATATAAATGATAGAGCACCATTTTTCTTCTGCTGAGCCAGCCGTGCATAAAGCAATGCCTTGCGTATAGCCTGTCAGCCCTGCTTTGTATGGGGTGTTTGCGGTATCTTCGTCGCACCAATACAGCTGGCCGATAGTGATTTTGTGCACATCCAGGGTCTTTGGGTACTGCTTCAAGGGTCGCTTTGCCATAGCCGCCCCTACGTCCTCTTCGCTGTCGGGCATTTTGATGTCGGCCGCCGTCAGCGTCACATCCTTCGCCAGCGTCTTCCCGTTCACCTTCCGCGACAGCGGAACGAATAGCTTGCCGAGAGCCGCCTTAACATTCGACCATAGCAGCCGCTTAGCCTTGCCGCCGTCGGCGCTGTCCGCGATCATCACGCCGTCACCGTCGGCCGGTGTGGCCTTGGTGGTGATCTTGGTCGGGTCGACGGCATCCAGCGCGTTGTTGATGCGCTCGACATCCTTGCTATGCTGTTCTTCCAGTGCCTGCAGGTCTTCGGCCTTGGCATACGCCTGCGACGCCAGACCCACCGTGACATTCTCCGCGTCACCGACGACGCACGCTACACGGATAATCTTCTCGATTACCGCAGAGGACGCCGACGGAATATACTCCGCCAGCTCGGCCGCGTTCTGGTAGCAGTACAGGATATCGTGACTGCGGTCGTTCGGATAATCCGGATCAGCTGCAAAAATTCCGATCTCTCGCCAGTAAAAACCGCTCGATAATCCAGCATTCTGGAAAACACCTGTCACCTCTGCATAATCAGCATTACGGCGCACCTCATGCACCGGCAGCGTGATAATTCCATGAATTAAGTCAGTCAAAGCCGCGATTGGCTCAGTAGTCATCGTGCCGTCGCCGAGTTTGATGGCCGTGAAGGTCAGCGTATCACCAGCAATCACGCGCGTCTGGAGCTGACGGCCAGCGTTAGTGAATTTAGGTGCTGTAAAGCTCATGTCTATCCCCTTCTTTCTACATTTTCAGGTGCAGGCTGTCGCATATCTGCACGGTAAAACCTACTGCCGCGACAAAATCCGGCGTAGAGAGTACCAGCTCCACGCCCTCAAGCCACGCAGACAGTCGTTTTACTGCTTCGACGGCCGCTCGAAATTCCGCGACATTCTGCTCTGTAACTGCCGAATTCGTCGTTGTGACCTTGAAATAACCGGCTTTTCCGCCATACTCGTACCATTCAGATACGGTCGCGTCACCGAAAATATCGCAGCAAAGCGACTCTACGGCAGCCTTAGTGCCCGCCTGAGACCAGTACGTCAACGCACCGCGGATCAGTGTCCGCTTGGTTGCCAGCGGATAGCTGACCAGATACCGCGGCACGCGCAAGTCCGCTGCCATAACGTCCAGAACGGCTTCGGGCATATCGTCCACTGCGGCATACAGCGAGATGCGCCGCGCCAGATTGAGCAGCTGCCTTTGCTGTCGCTGAACGGCTGCTGCAAAGCCTCTGCCCCACGGCTGTTCAGACAGCACCTCGGGCAGCGCGTTCGCAAGCGTTGCATCGTATAGCTTAATCATCTTCCAGACCTCCGTAGGTTACAGTCACCTTATTCGCCTTGGCTATCATATACGGCGTAACGACCGTATGTGCCGGAGCAGTAACTGCGACACGTTTTGCGCCTGCCTCCATCACGAGCTGAATGAGCTTGGACGGAGTGATGTCACGCCCGATCTTGCGCTGCCATGCCTTGTAGTTCTCAACAGCTGCCATTACTGCGGTCTGGATCGTCGTTGCCTGCGGACTGTCCGCCGCATTGATGTAGTAGGTCAGCGCAATGTTGTACGGTACTTCCTCCGGGGCCAGCGCCGTTACCTGATCGGTCAGCGGCCGCACGCTGTCCGCGCTGAGCGCCGCCGTCATAGCCTGCAATGCACCATCGTCCGGCAGACTGCCGTCATTCAGCGTAAACAGCACACTCACCTGATCCGGTGCAGGGCTGTACACGACCACATCATCTACATCGGCACGGGCACGCTTGGCATGGTAGATATACGCATCTTTCGGACCGGCGACCGAATAACCGGCTGTCGCCTGATAGATGCGTTCTGTCAGTTCGGTGTCGGTTTCGATCTCCGCACCGCCGGCTGTCATGGTGGTATTGCTCACGCTGGCAACGTAGGCCACAGGGTCTACGAGATCTTTCAGCTCACCCACTGGAATACCGTTCGCGTCGATACCGGCCTCCTGTGCCGTTACACTGACCACACCGGACATCTCACCGGCGGGGATTTCCATGTACTCATCTGTTGCGAAAAACAGATTGGCGTAACTCAATCGCGTACCGCCCGGAATACCGACTGGCTCGGTACGGGCATCGGAAAGCGCAAACCTGACCTTGCAGGACGCACGCTGCGCCGGTTCACGGACAATACCGCGCAATGCGCCGATGTTGTCCAGATAATCACCCTCGGAGAATTTGAGCAGTCCCATCTTGCCGGCACGGTCGATGTACTGCAATGCCTGATAATACTGCACGGCCATTGCACCGATGAGCAGCCGCTCCGGACTGCCCTGCGCAAGCTCCGGCTGCTCACCAGCCGCCTCGGCATAGGCTGCTGCGTAGTCCGCCAGCATTTGACTTATCACCGTTTCCGGACTGATGCCGTCGATGAAACTGATCTCCGGAACGTTTTTCAGCTCCGCAATATTACTCATTGATCGTCACCTCCACATGGGGAAGCAGCGTACCATCGTCACCGACGGTATAGGTCACGTTCTGCACCTGCGCACGCGGCTCGTATTTAGCGACCTTGGCGACGATCTCGGCCGTCAATGCCGCCTGTGCCGCCTCAACCGGCAGGTCTACGAAGTCCCAGCTGAGACCGAATTCACGATCCATGGCAACGCTGCCCGCGCGTGTGCTCAGCAGTACGGCAATACACCGCTGTACATCCTCTGCTGTATCGGCAGCAGAAAAAGCAATTTCCGGCTGCAAGGTATTCCCCTCCCTATCTGTATTCTTTGAGTGTGAGATTGACCGAAGCCTGCCACAGCTCGCCGCGTGACAGGATCGTATCCCACGTTTCCGAAATATCGGTAATCACCATCGGCAGCTCACAGACCGGCTTGCCGCCGATAATGAGGTATGCGGTCGTGCCGTCCTGCAGCATCTTGTGCAACGCTGCAAGCTGCGTGCGC